TAGTATGGGCATCAAAAAGACATGCTATAGACAAACAACGAGAACAAGAAAGAGAAAGGTATAACTTTTATTATGGCTAATAATGACGGAGTAGGACCAGGCGGTAAAGGTGATAAACCCAGACCAACAGATCGCAAGAAGATATAAAATGCTTGGTAATGGCTGGACAATCGAGGTGATAAAGCATGTCTTACAAAACATTGCGTGAGTTTCATAAGTTGGTATGCGATGAATTTAATGAAGGCAAGCCATTGGAATACAAGTTTACTGATCCTAGTGGTTATTGGAGAATGACAAAAGGATTTACTGGTCATGGCATGAAAGAAATGACCGCTGGTCAATACCTACAGATAGTGGAGTTATGTAAACGAGATGTAGTACAAGAACATGAGAATGATAAACGGAGTCGTGGACGTCCGACCAAAAAGGTCCGCAATAAATATGTTGAGCTTGATTTTTAAAGCTCATGAAATGGAGACTTGTATGAGTGATCTAAAACCGTTTTTAGTTCGTCTCACTCCTCAAAGTGTTGAGCTATTAAACAAGACTGCGAGGGAACAAGAGAAGACTAAGGCGAGCATTATTAACGATGCGATCAAAGCTTATTGTACTAAAGACATTAATGCGAGATTGAATCGACTATGACACCGACACTGAGATTTGAATTGCCATACCCGCCAAGTGTTAATAATTATTGGCATGCATCGGGAAAGCGAAGATATATCTCTCCAGCTGGGAAAAAATTCACTGAAGAAGTGTTTGCAGTAGTGAAACAATCTGGCTATAAAAGCTTTGGCGATAAGAGTCTTGGTATTAGTGTCATGATCCACCCAAGAAGTAAAAGAAGATTTGATTTAGATAACACACTTAAAGCAATATTAGATGCACTCATGAAGGCTAACGTGTATGATGATGATAGTCAGTTTGAATACATCGAAATTGCTAGAGGTGAAGCGAAGGATGGTGGCGCAGCTGTCGTCCATATTTATGAACTAGAAAAGGAAGAAGAATAATGGCTGAATATCAACCAAAACCAGGGACAGGTTCTGTATTTAAAAACGATAACAAAACTGAAGATTGGCATGCGGATTGGCGTGGCAAGATTTTAATGCCTGACGGTAGCGAACACTATATTGACGTGTATGACAACGTGTCTAAAAGTGGCGTTGAGTACAGGGGTATCCGAATTGGTAATCCTGTGGCGAACAAAGGTGGGCAAGCACCAGTACAACATACGCAGTCAACGAATCAGGCTAGCACCATGCAAGACATAGAAGATGATTTACCATTCTAATGCCTGAGACTAAAAACAAAAATAAACCGATTCCAAGTTTGTCAGGCTATGGTGGAGTGAGAGCCTTACAGAAGAACTTGGAGCGTAGTACAACCATCGCAGCAAATCGAGAAGCCGTGGCTTACTCGTTGCTGTGTATGGCGAATACTAAACTATCCGATATTATGGAGTGGGATGAGGAAGGTAATATCAAAGTCAAAGCAAGTAAAGATATTCCTGAAACAGCAATGCAGTCAATCAAAAGAATTAAAACAGATCCAAGGACTGGTGCCATTGAGATTGAACTCTGGGACAAAGTACAAACACTTAGACTATTAGCAAAGGCTAGTGGTCTCTTAGATAATCCTGATGAGTCAGATAAACCATCAGTGATTGGTATTAACGTGAAAGCACCTGAGATAATAGACAATGACGAATGATCCAAAAGACATCCAAGTTGGTGGCGACCATTACAAGCGACACGCAATCCAACCTATAGATGTAATGAAAGAGTACCTATCAGAAGAAGCGTACGAGGGGTTTCTGAATGGTAACATAATTAAGTACGCACTACGGTGGAGATTGAAAGGTGGTGTTGAGGACTTGCGGAAGTTGCAACACTATGTCGCATTTTTAATCAAACACATGGAGACTAAAGATGGACATCAAAGCAATGATTGAGCAATTGCGTGAGGAGTTCGCCATGGCACATTTGAATAATACTCGTGTTATGGAAATTATTGATACGCTATGGAAAGAGAATCAAGAACTCAAACGCATGGCTACAATGAAGTTCAAAGATATTGACGACGAAGAATGATGACGGAAGATGAAAAAGCCTGGATAGTTAGCTTTATTGTCTTCATTATATTTGTAATAATAATAATATGAGCAATAAAAAAGAACGTAGTAAAAAAGCACTGGCTGGTCCAGGCATTGATCTTGACTTCAGTGGCGCATTAACGACATATAAATTTCTCCAAAGTAATGCCTTTGTTCGTGGATTGATGGGACCTGTGGGTTCTGGAAAGTCTTATGCATGCGCTGCTGAGATTATGATGAGGGCTGTTAGGCAGAAACCTTCGCCTATTGATGGGATCCGCTACACTCGTTTTGTAATTGTCAGGAACTCATACCCTGAACTTAAGACGACAACGATTAAGACATGGCAAGAGTTATTTCCTGAAAACACTTTTGGTCCGATGTTATATACACCTCCAATCACGCATCACATACGCCTACCCTCCCGAGGTGATGCCGCAGGCATAGACTGCGAAGTGATTTTTTTAGCATTGGACCAACCTAAAGACGTACGTAAATTATTATCATTAGAACTAACAGGAGCGTGGGTAAATGAAGCAAGAGAACTTCCAAAAGCTGTTATTGATGGTCTCACTCATAGGGTTGGTCGGTATCCTACACAGCGGGATGGTGGACCGACTTGGCATGGAGTGTGGATGGATACTAACCCGATGGATGATGATCATTGGTGGTTCCGCTTAAGTGAAAAAGAACCGATCACAGGTAAGTATGGATGGGACTTCTTTAAACAACCTGGTGGCGTCGTAGAAGTATCCCCTGAGGATTTGCCTGAGAATCCTGAAGCTAATGATCACATCTTTTCAGGCGGTCGTTGGTGGACGGTCAATCCAAAAGCTGAGAACGTCAATAACTTACCGAGTGGATATTATAACCAGATGTTGGGTGGTAAGAATTTAGATTGGATTCGTTGTTATGCTGAAGGTAAATATACTTATGTGCAAGAAGGTCGACCTGTATGGGGTGAGTATGATGATAATCTGATGAGTTCTGCTGAGGTGGATTATGATGCTAACTTACCTATTCATATTGGATTAGACTTTGGTTTAACACCAGCGGCAGCTATAGGTCAAAGACTATCTAATGGACGATGGGTAATATTGCATGAGATCGTCACAGAAGATATGGGGCTAGAACGATTTGGTCAACAGCTCTTAGCTGAGATTAATGCACGTTATCCTAAAGCACAAGTGTTGGTTTGGGGTGACCCAGCGGGTATGCAACGTGATGCCATTTATGAAGTGACTGCATTTGATTATTTAAGAACATTAGGATTGCGTGCGCAACCGACTGCATCAAATAATTTTAGAGTCAGACGTGAAGCAGCTGCGGCACCAATGCAACGATTGATTGCTGGTAAGCCTGGACTCATGGTACATACTTCTTGCAAACGATTACGTAAATCATTAGCCGGTGGTTATCATTTTAAGCGTGTGGCTGTCGGTGCTGGACAAGAACGATTTAAAGATAGTCCAAATAAAAACGAACATTCACACATTGGTGATGCATTTGGTTACTTATTGTTAGGTGGTGGCGAACATAAACGCATGACCAAGTCTGCTTTATCTGCAAACACATTAATATCACAAACTGTTGTAAATAGTGACTTTGATGTATTTACACAAAATTGATCATATCTTACGTGCGTTACCTGAATTAAAGAATGGATATTATTTACCATTTCATTCGGGTCATATTAAAAACTTTCAAGGGATTATTGAATATGAATCTCAATCAATTACGATTGAAGATCGAATCCACATGTTGGAATACCAGTCTCAACTTGGTCCTAGCGTTACTGCGTTTGTTAATAATCGTCCTGTCGCTGTGTTTGGTATTGTGTTTCTCTGGAAAGGAGTGGCTGAAGCGTGGTCGCTATTCACACAGGAATCTAGACGATACCCAATAGCTATGACAAAAGGTGCAATTGCATTCTTTGATATCTGCGAGATATTATTTAATTTACATCGATTACAAATTACTGTAAAGTGTAGTGATCAAAGGGCTGTATCTTGGGCAAAGTATTTAGGTTTTGTAAATGAAGGCGTAATGAAAGCTTATAGTGCAGATAAAGATGATACATATATGATGAGGAGAACTTGATGGGTGGTTTATTTGGTGGCGCACCTAAGATGCCAAAGGTGGATACGTCAGCTCAAGATAAAATGATTGAGCAAACGCAACAACAAATCGAAATGCAACAAGCAGAAACAGAAAGATTACGTACGCAAGCTGAAGAAGAGCGTCGTACAATGGAAGAACAATTAGCATCAAAACAAGCAGCGAGACGTCGTGGTGGTAAAAGAGCATTATTATCAGAAGCACGCTTTATGCCGGAACTAGGTGTAACTGACGAAGAACAAACTCTCGGAGGTTAACATGGCTGACTCCTTATCATATCAAGAAGCCGTTACTAAAGGTCTAGTTTATCCTGGATCTGAAGAAGCCGCACTGAAACTGACTGGTGGTGGTAAAGGCTTTGCATCATCTGAAGCATTTAAGAAAGCATTTGAAACATCTTACCAAGCAAAGAAATCTGAAATTGATGTTTTAGGTAAACGTGTATCAGAATTAAGTGACTTAAATAAAGAAATTAATAGACTGTATAGCTCAGCTATGTCAACGAGTCATTATCGTGAATATCCTCGTCGATTAAATTTATATTTAGATGCTGTTAAAAAAACAGAATTCTATCAAAAAACTTCTCCAGGTTATATTCCAGTTTATAGAGCATTACAAGCTAGAGATTTATTGACTGCTGAAATTGATCGTTTAGCTGGGCAACAAAAAGGTTTATCAGGCAAGATGGAAGAAGCTATTGGTAAATATAAAGCGACTACAGAAAAAGCAGTTGAAGCAGAGAAAAGAGAAACAGGTGCAGCGGCAGCAGCTCGTCGAAGATTAACACGTGGTACTGCTGGATTGTTAGCTAAAGCTGGTGGAGCTGGTGGTATGGTCGGTACAGGCTTGCCAATGTTAGGTGAAGGTACAATGGCTGGATTAGGTGAAGCAAGTCAATTAGGAAGAAAGGTGACATTATGAAGCCAGAATATAAAAAAGATGGTAAACCAACAAATGAATACATGAAGTGGTTGTATGAAAATGATTTTGAAAAGTTTGAAGAATTACAAGCAGAACATTTTACAACTAGAGCAAAGATGAAAGACAATCCATTACGTGATTACGTTAAAAAGAAAATGAAGAAGAAGGATTAATCATGGATAAAATGAAACAAAAAGTTCGTAAAGTGATGAAAGAGTATAAAGAAGGTAAACTTAAATCAGGATCAGGGGCAAAAGTAAAAAGCCGTAAACAAGCTGTAGCAATTGCAATGTCTCAATCTGGTCAAAAGAAAAAGGGATACTAATGGAAAAGAAAGGTTTATATCACAACATCAATGAACGTAAACGTAAAGGTATTAGTCGTTCAAAAAAAGATTCAACGATTTCTGACAAAGCATACAAACATATGCTAGCTGGATTTAAGAAGAAGAAGTAAATGGAAAGATATAGAGACGCCTATTCCACAAGAAATATTGAGCATGTTCGATTGATTGAAGGTCATGCTTTTGCAACTGGATATATGTATGGATTTGACAATCCATTAGAAGCTGGTGAAAGTTTTGATATAGCTATTGCTTTTCCTCAAGGCATTAATCCTGTATTTACCATTACTGGATTATCTGCTGGCAATGCCGAAGGTTATTTATATGAAGGGGCAAGTGTGACTGGAGGAACATCATTGCCTATTTTGAATAGGAATCGTGCAAGTACAATTACCAGTCAAGGTGTAGCTTTGCTCAACCCCACAGTCAATAGTTTAGGTAATCCAATATTACAAGAGATATTAACTGGTGGTGTGAAAAAAAATGGTGCTGGTGGCGAAATAGGTGGTAACAATATTATTCTTAAAGGATTAACATCGTATCTATTTCGTATGACAAACAAAGATTCAGGTGGTGCAGCAGCAGACCATGCGACTGAAATGATTTTAACTTGGACTGAATAATGGTAGCTAAGAAATATCAAAATCCTAAAGGTGGACTCAATGAAGCTGGACGTAAACACTTTAAAAGAACTGAAGGATCTAATCTTAAACGACCACAGAAATCTGGCACTGATGGTCGTCGTGTCAGTTTTGCTGCACGGTTTGGTGGGATGGATGGTCCTCTAAAAGATGAAAAAGGTAGACCAACAAGATTAAAGAAAGCATTACAAGCTTGGGGTTTTGGTAGTAAGGAAGCTGCACGATCATTTGCAGCAAAAAATAAGAAGGGATAACTATGGCAGAGATGACAAAACTTTCACCAGCTGAAGAACAAAAGTTTCAGGAATGGATTAGAGAAACAGAATGGTATAAAGAGTTTGTTAGAGATTATGGAGAAGAGCCAGATCTTAATACTAAAGATTATGATTACAGAAAAGCTTGGAAAGCTGGAATTGTTCCACAGCGTGATCCTTATGACAATAATAGATTTCATTGGGATTCTACAACACCTACTGGTGAAATGTTAAAATCAGAAGATCATCCAACTGCATGGAAACAATACTTTTTAGAAGAAACTGGAAAGAATCCAGACGAGATAGGAATTAAATCAAAAGAACAAGCAGAGAAGGTATTAAAAAAACGTTTAGATAAAAGACCTCTTTTAAAAGATACAAAATTGGAGAATGAATAATGGCTGAAGTGATGAGACTAAGTGCTGAAGATGTCTTAAAAAGACATGAGAAAGCATTAATTAAAAAAGAAGACTTTAGGAACTTGTATGAAGAAGCATACGAGTTTGCTCTACCTCAGCGTAATCTTTATGACGGTCATTATGATGGTAAAGTTGGTGGCACTAAAAAGATGAATCGTGTGTTTGATTCTACTGCAATCAATTCTACACAACGTTTTGCTAACCGTATGCAATCAGGCATCTTTCCTCCACAACGCAAATGGTGCAGATTAGAACCAGGACCAGATATTCCTGAAGATCGTAAAGCTGAAGCTCAAGCCGCATTAGATGTATACAATGAAAGATTATTCTCTACATTAAAACAATCTAACTTTGATATTGCTATTGGTGAATTCTTGCTTGACCTGTCTGTTGGTACAGCAGTGATGATGATACAGCCTGGGGATGACATTAATCCGATTAACTTTATTCCTGTACCACAATACTTAGTATCTATTGAAGAAGGTGCTAATGGTCAAGTTGATAATGTATATAGACGTATTCGCATGAAGGGCGAAGCAATACAGCGTCAATGGAATGATGCAAAGATATCAGAAGATCTACAACGTAAGATTGATGACAAACCAACTGACGATGTTGAATTAATTGAAGCTACAGTCTTTGATCAAAAACGTGGTGACTATTGCTATCATGTGATTCACAAACAATCTAAAGAAGAGTTAGTCTATAGACGCATGAGCTACAGTCCTTGGATTGTATCTCGTTATGCCAAAGTAGCTGGTGAGATCTATGGTCGTGGTCCATTAATTACAGCATTACCTGATGTGAAGACATTGAACAAAACATTAGAGTTGCTATTAAAGAATGCATCCTTATCTATCTCAGGTGTATATACGGCTGCTGATGATGGTGTACTGAATCCTAACACAGTGAAGATTATGCCAGGTGCAATCATACCTGTAGCACGTAACGGTGGTCCACAAGGTGAATCACTCAGACCATTGCCACGTGCTGGTGACTTCAATGTCTCACAGATCGTGATGAATGACTTACGTCAAAACATTAAACGTATCTTACTTGATGAATCATTACCACCAGATAATATGTCAGCTCGATCAGCAACAGAAGTAGTAGAGCGAATGAAAGAATTATCACAGAATCTTGGTTCTGCATTTGGTCGACTCATTAATGAAACAATGATTCCATTAGTATCCAAAATACTGCAAGTGATGGATGAACGTGGTATCATTACATTACCATTAAAAGTAAATGGTTTAGAAGTTAAGATTAGTCCTGTTGCTCCATTGGCAATGGCACAAAACATGGATGACGTGCAGAACATTTTACAATATGCACAGATTGCACAGCAAGCCGGACCAGCTGGACAGACAACAATTAAAGTTGAAGAAATGATGGATTACATTGCTGAGAAACTTGGTGTCCCACAAGCAATAAGACCGACACCACAAGAGCGCATGATGATGAAACAGCAGATGGCGCAAGCAGCACAACAAGTTGCGGCTGAACAAGCAATGGCTCCAGAACAAGAAGGATAATAAATGGCTGGATGGGAAGATTTAGAACAAGCGTTGCCGCTTGATATTCGTGATGTTAATCAAAAAAGAGATGATATAGATCGTCTCTGTCTTAGAGTCCTTGGGGGTGAGGACGGTGAACAGTTGATGAAATGGCTGCGTCAAGCAGTTGTTGAGCAACCTGTTGCCTTGCCAGGTAGCGATCCTAGCTACGCTTACTACCGTGAAGGACAAAATAGTATCGTTAAGGACTTAGAAGCAAGGTTAATTAGAGCAAGGAAATTGTAATGAGTGAAGAAGCAATCGAGCCTAGTGTGGATCAAGAAAGCACTGGCTTACTCGATGGAGCTACTCCTGAAGTCGAAGAAGCCAATGCTGAAGAAAATCCACAAAAAGTAGAAATAGATCATCGTGATCCTGAAGAGCTAAAAGCCAAAGAAGAGTTTGGTTTAGATGAAACAGAAGAAGATGACGAACCATTAGAGAGACCAGATTGGTTTCCTAAAAACTTTTGGAAAGAAGAAGAGTCTGAACCGGATCTAGAAGGCATGGCAAAATCATGGTCTGATCTACGTAAGAAAATATCTCAAGGTAAACATAAAGCACCAGAAGATGGTAACTATGATCTATCTGCATTTGGTGATACACCTGATGATGATCCAATTAGACAACACGTTGTTGGTTGGGCAAAAGAATATGGTGTAAGTCAAGCTGCATTAGATGACTTGGTAGGTCAAGTTGTTGATATGAATATGCAGAATGCACAAACATTCCAAATGAACATTGAACAAGAAAAGAAATCTTTAGGACCCAATGCTGATGCACGTATTCAAGGCATTGTAAAATGGGGTGCTAATCTTGTTCAAAAAGGTGTCTGGGGTAAAGATGACTTTGAAGAATTTAAGATAATGGGTGGTACGGCAAAAGGTATCTCTGCATTAGAAAAACTCAGAGCATCTTATGAAGGTCGAATACCTACCGAAACAGCACCAGTGGAAGGCGCACCATCTAAAGATGAACTCTATCAAATGGTCGCTGATCCTAAATACAAAACTGACCCAGCCTATCGAGCTAAAGTAGAGAAACTATTTTCTCAAAACTTTGGCTAAACGCTTGACAATTCGCCTTGTCCTCGACTATAATCGGGGATAAGGCTTATTGTATCTATTCTTGATATAACCCTTAACGCAAGTAACCTTGTCGAATGGCTGTCGTAAACAGCAAGTTCTAGCCCAGTTTCACTGGCATACTAAAGCGATTAATTTACTTTATTAATTACTATAAGGAGTCAATAATGGCTATTGGATTATCTAATGCTTTTGTTACCTTATTTGATGCCGAAGTTAAACAGGCTTACCAAGCTAAAGCAGAGCTTGTTGGTGCTACTAGACAAAGACGAGGTGTCGAAGGTTCAACTGCTAAATTCCCTAAAGTTGGGAAAGGCGTTGCTACTTTAAGAATTCCACAAACAGATGTAACACCATTGAATGTGGACTTCTCACAAGTAACAGCTACATTGGAAGATTGGAATGCAGCAGAATATTCTGATATCTTCATGCAACAAAAAGTTAACTTTGATGAAAGACAAGAATTAGTACAAGTTGTGGCTAATGCTATCGGTCGTCGTCAAGACCAACTTATTATTGATGCGTTAACAGCATCTTCAACATCTAACACTGTGTCAAACGACATCGGTGGTACAGACACAAACCTTAACTTAGATAAGCTTCTTGAAGCTAAGAAACAGTTAGACGGTGGTAACGTACCTCCACAAGATCGTCACATGGTGATTCACGCTAACTCATTAGCATCATTATTGAGTGAGCAAAAACTTACATCATCTGACTATGCTTCAGTTAAAGCTTTAGTACAAGGCGAAATCAATACATTCTTAGGTTTCACATTCCATGTATTAGGCGACAGAACTGAAGGCGGTTTAGCAATTGATGGTTCTTCAGACAGAACTGTATGGGCATTCCATAAAGATGCTCTTGGTTATGCTGAAGGCATGGGACCTAAAACAGAGATCAACTATGTACCAGAGAAAACATCGTTCTTAGTGAACTCAATGTTCTCAGCTGGCGCTGTAGCGATTGACGCTGAAGGTATTGTTCAAATCACTTGTCGTGAATCATAAGGAGATAACACATGGCTTATAATAAAGACAATCTACAACCAATCGGTGGTCAGTCTAAAGCTGGTAATGCTCCTCAAATGTGGAGCTATACAGCACCTAGTACTGACACATTAGCTGATATCAACACATCAGGTTACTTCAATGACGCATCTAGCGTATTAAAA